GAAGTTTATATTGTCTAGTGAGTTGAGAAACGAACTAGAACAAGCAGTTCTCAATCTTGAGATCATGCCAAGTATGCGTGCTTTGATGACAGCAGGAGAAGCACTTGAAAGAGACAATACTGCTGGCTACAACTGCTCATATGTGGCGGTAAACCGCGTAAGAGCATTCGATGAAATCCTCTACATTCTGATGTGTGGCACAGGTGTAGGTTTTAGCGTGGAGCGTCAATATGTTGAGAAACTACCTACAATCGCTGAACACTTTACTGACTCGGATACAATCATCATTGTCCAAGACAGCAAGGCTGGTTGGGCTAAGGCTTACAAAGAACTTATCTCCCTGCTTATTGGAGGTCAAATTCCAAGATGGGACATCTCAAAGATTCGTCCTGCTGGCGCGCGCCTCAAGACATTCGGAGGAAGAGCATCTGGGCCTAAACCTCTCGAAGATCTTTTCCGATTCACGAGTGATACTTTCCGAAGAGCCGCCGGCAGGAAACTCACATCTATTGAGTGCCACGATATTGTCTGTAAGATTGCAGAAATTGTCGTGGTCGGAGGAGTGCGTAGATCTGCTCTTATTAGCCTATCGAATCTCACCGATGAAAGAATGCGTGATGCTAAGACTGGCGCGTGGTGGACTGACAACCCGCAGCGAGCACTTGCAAACAACAGCGTAGCATACAAGGAGAAACCTGAAATTGGTGTCTTTATTGAAGAATGGTTGTCACTCTATAAGAGCAAGAGTGGAGAACGCGGTATTTTCAACCGCGATGCTTGCCGCAGAACTGTTTCTAAATTGGGAGATCGTCGTGATTCGTCTTATGAGTTTGGTACAAATCCTTGCTCTGAGATTATTCTACGCGACCGTGAATTTTGCAACCTCACTGAAGTTATAGTTCGTCCAGAAGATACTGTTGAGTCTTTGAGAAGAAAGGTTCGTCTTGCTTCCATTCTTGGAACATGGCAAGCATCATTGACATACTTCCCATATCTCTCAAGTGATTGGAAGAAGAACTGCGAAGAGGAAGCACTTCTAGGTGTATCATTGACAGGTATTATGGATAACGCAGATATGCGTTGCGATAATCACGAAATTCTCGGTGCAATGCTTACACAGTTGAAGACAGAAGCAATCGACACAAACAAGGAATGGGCAAAGAGATTGAATATCAATCCTGCTGCTGCAATCACTTGCGTCAAACCATCTGGTACTGTTTCCCAGTTGACTGATGCCGCTTCGGGTATTCACGCTCGTCATAGCGAATATTACATTCGCACGGTTCGTGCGGATCGTAAAGATCCATTATGCCAGATGATGATTGATCTAGGATTCCCCGCAGAGCCATGCGTAATGAAACCAGATCATACTATGGTGTTCTCATTCCCAATGAAAGCAGAGGGATCTATTACTCGTAACGATATGACTGCAATTGAACACCTTGAGTTGTGGTTGACATATCAGCGTTACTGGTGTGAGCATAAGCCATCTATCACGGTTACAGTGAAGGATCACGAATGGATGGAGGTAGGTGCTTGGGTTTACAAGCACTTCGATGAGATCAGTGGTATTTCATTCTTGCCTCATTCGGATCATTCTTATCAGCAAGCACCATATCAGGAATGCACTAAGATTGCATATACTGCCTTGGCTGTGGAAATGCCTAAAAATGTAGATTGGTCACTGCTGAAGAATTACGAAAAGTCTGATAACACCAAGAGTTCACAGACTATGGCATGTAGTGCTGATGGTTGTGAAGTTGTAGATCTTACTACATAATATTAACCCCGCTTGAGATAGCATCTCTCGCCCGACAACCCTCAGAAATGAGGGTTGTTTCTTTTCTACATACAGTGTCGATTTCTGTTCACACATTCGCTGTTGAATGTAAATGCAGAAACAAAAAAGGAGATAGTATGCACGAATTAAGACCAATAGCAAGATGGGCAAGAGTTCCTTGGGAAACTGTAGATGGATTGGAGCAAATTGGCGTTGTTGCTTTCCACAAGGATGGAATCAAAGAAGTAAGGTATAAGGTCAACATGGGCAGCAAGGGTCCATCAGATCTAAGCCTTGTACTTTCTAATTTTGGAAAGATTACAACTGATGGCGATCAAAATGGAGACGGCAAGGTAGATGCCACCGATCTCAGCCTTGTGCTTTCTAACTTTGGTGAAGAGTACGAAATTGTAGTCACCGAGTCAAGAGTAAATCAGAAGACCAAGATAGAAGAATATTCTTTTGATTTTGATTTCTCTCCCCTTTCAGAAGGAAAGATTGTAGAAGTTCAGGCGACCGTAATTGCAAACGATGAAACAATCGTTGAACTGAAAGATACCCGTACAATAGACAACTACCGAGATGGATTTCACTCCATTTGCTTACAGAAGAAATGGAATCCCGAGAAAGTATATACTGTAGATCAAAATGGTTCTGATTCAAACGATGGTATTTCTGCTCCATTCAAGACAATCGCAAAAGCATTTTCGGTTGCAAACTATGGAGATGTGATTGAGGTCGGTGCTGGAGAACATGAACTGACTTTGCCATCTGTAAAACCAAAGCCAAAGCAAGGACCTGGAAATTGGGTCATTGTTCGTGGTAAAGGCATGAATGACACAATTCTATTCTCTCAAGGTGCTTTTAGAACATTTAATAAAGTCAAGTTTGAAAACTTGATGGTTGATATTGGTAGATCAAACTATGCTACTAATGCTTCAAACCTATGGTGGCACAACTGTAAGTTTTACTCACCAAGTTCAGAAGCGTGGTGGGCGGATGGTATTGAGAAGCATGGTCCACCAGATCCATCAATTCCTATCAGCGCAAAAGGAACAGATGCAGCATGGCACAGGGATGGTGCTTGCTATACAGATTGCCATCAAGAACTTTATTGTCAGGGATTCGGTGGAAGTCCAATGGCAAGAAATTGTATAGTTGAGCGTATCTGGGGAGATGCTTTCGCTATGGCACAGGGAATCTATAACTGCTCAGTTGATGAATTTGCTGGGTATTTAACAGATAAGCATAGCGATCTATACCAGGCATGGGGAGATAAGACAAATGTTATTTTCTACGGCGTAACAGCAACAAAACTTGAGTCAGTTCAGGGTATTTTCTGTCGAATGGTAGATGTTCCAGTTTCAAATCTTCCACCATTTGATCCTAACATCCATGAGCAAACCGCTCTTTGGAACTGTGCGTTTGTTAATTGTGTAATACAGCATGTACCAAGACCATACAAAGGATATGTTAATGGTGGTGGTCCTCCATATTCACAACTTAATAATAAAATTAAACATGTTCTTCTAACAAATGTTCAATTAGCATATCAAAAGATTTTCTTTGGTGGTGACGAAGAAGGTTGGGAAAAGAAGAACCATGAAGATGTCATCCTAACTGGTTGTGATCTTCACTGGTCAAATTTCAGTGATTTTGAAGATCCAAGAAGAGGATGGTCAAAGATAGATGGTGGATATGAAAGAACTGGTGTGAAAATATTAAACTGTTTCAACTCAGTTCCAAAAGGATGAATAAAAACAACCCCCAGAAATGGGGGTTGTTTCTTTTCACTAGATATTAGTAAGGAGGACAACTAATGTCAAATTCAGAAGAACTATCAAAATTACTAAATGCGTGGAATACAAATGATCCTTTATATGATTATAATAAAGACGGAATCGTAAATGCTCTTGATCTTGCAATATTTCTAGAAAATCCAAACACAGAGACTGTGGATGTCGGTAGTGGTTTTAATGGGGTGACTCCGCAACCGTACAATATGGGAAATGTAACAGATTGGGGATACGATGCTCAAGCAATAGCAAGATGGACGACTGTGCCATATACAGAATATTCCTCAGTATTTACAGTAGGCCTCGTCGCCTTTCATATCTGTGGAATAGATCGAGTAGAATTTTCTGTAAACGGTGGAACTTGGAAATCAGTAACAGAAAAGAAACTAAATTCAGCAAACAATGTAGAGGAATATTCAATCAATATTGATCCGTCCAAAATACAGGATGGATTGATAGAAATTCGTGCCATAGTTTATCCAAAGATAGGAATACCAAGAGTTCTTCAGGGTTCTCTGACTAATATAAAAGCGGGTGGAGAGAATAATCTTAAATTTAAAGATGGCAATCACTCTATGTTTGTAAATGTGAATGCACATCAAACATTAAGAAGTATTGTGATGTATGTTTCTCCAAATGGAAATGATGATACTGCTGACGGAACAGAACAAAAGCCATTTAAAACTATCGGTAAAGCATTAAGAATAGTAAGAATAGCACAAAATGGAATATGTGATGGTGCTAAAATAATGTTAATGGAAGGTACTCATACAAATGGTGTAGGTACTTTTTCATTCCCATCACCATCAACTATAAGCAGATTTATCACAATTCAAGCGGCACCTAATCTTACCAGAGATAAGGTAAGATTGGTCGGTGTTGGTAATTATGGAACAAAGTTACTTCAAGTAAATAATGTAACTTTCTATTGCGATGATACTATCACAAGTACACAGATAAGAAGTAGTAATAATCTGGATTCCATAATTTCTGTAAATAATTGTTACGCTACTTATGAAGCATACAACACAGATGGAACACTCAAGAGTCCAACTCTTGGAAGTGAATTTAGTTCTAACTTTATAGGTACATATTACATTAATTGTGAGATGTACAATACGAGAGGAACTATGAGAAGTGCAACAACTTCTATAAATTCCAAGTTGATACGACCTGGAGACACTCCATTAGCAAATACAGGACTTCATATAAATGCATTTATTGATGATTATGTAAGAATAGGTGACGATCATGCTGATCTTGTTCATTTCTTCTCTCTAACAGTGGCAGATCAACGAAGAGAAAACAATATTTTCTTCAACATCAAAGCAAGAAAATTCTGGATGCAAGCATTCCAAATGAATTGTAGTTCTGTTACTGGTACTCAGCAATATGATAATACTGCTTTTGTCAACTGGGATGTTTCACAAGACAGAGATTCTGTTGCGGGATCTTGGTGGATGATTGATGCTAATCATATATTGATGGAAAACATAATATTCAAAGATCAACCGATCAGATGGAAGAAACACGCAACAGATGCAGATAAAGCACTCAATATTAAAAATGTATTATTGAAAAATATAGTAACAACTGCTTTGGTGGATTATGGTATGACAGAAAGAAATCAACCATATCTAATAGAACCAAATGTCAAAATTGTAAATGTACAGAACTAAATAATGGTATTCTATGAAAGGAATAAAAAATGGAAGAAATCAAACCAACAGAACCTATTGAAATTACAGACGAAAACGCTCTTACTGTATTGATCGACATATTGAGCAATCAACCAATATGGCAAAAAGATCCAAATGTGAAAATCTGCTGCACGGTAATTGGCGCCAGAATTATTAATCTAGAAACTAAGATCGACGCCGCTATTGGCGTTCTAGTGGCCTAAACTTCCCTTATACATACTCTAAAGGAGGTTCTATTATGGAACTTAATGATTTTAGTTTGTTGTTTTCTAGCACACTTGGTACAGTATTCTATTCTATCGTGGTATTCGTCGCGGGAGCGTTGATCGGAACACCACTTTGGACCTGGGTTAATAGCAAGTTGCCTTGGAACAAGAAATAATAAAGGAAGAAAGACCCCGCGAAAGCGGGGTTTTTCATATAAATACTAAGCACACGCGGAACTTTGATCGCTCAAACATACCAAAATGAAAACCCTTTAACTTCACATAAAGTGGTTTTAGCAAAAACAATCATTTTGCGTTTAAGCGTCCGCGTGTGTTTTTATGGAGGTGGTATGCTCATAGCAGGAATAGATTACTCTCTGAATGGCCCATCAATATGTGTGTTTAATGGAGAGATATTCAACTATGATGACTGTACCTTTTATTTCCTAACAGACATAAAGAAATATACAGAAAAACCATACGGAAACATCTTCGGTGAGAGATTTATAGATTGGAATCAGGAGATGGAGAGGTACGAATCTATTGCTGATTGGGCCTTGGAAACGGTAATGGGTTGCGATGCTGTGGCATTAGAGGGATATGCTTATTCTGCTCAGGGAAGAGTATTTCATATTGCAGAGAATACAGGTGTTCTAAAATACAAGATGTATCAGATAGGACTTCCTGTAACTGTATTCACTCCATCAGAAATAAAGAAATATGCTACTGGTAAAGGTAATGCAGATAAGCAAACTATGTACGATTCTTTTGTGAAGGAAACAAAAGAAAAAATCAAAGATATGATTTGTCCTGAAAAGAAAGATGTCGGAAATCCAGTTTCCGACATCGTAGATTCTTATTATATTTGTAAATTCTTGTTCGATAAGATCAAGAAGGAGCAGAATCAGATTTCTTAGTATCTTCTTCCGAGTCTACAAATCCATCGTTGTTTTTGTCTTCATTTTTGTTGTTGAAGTACAAATACGCTAATCCTATAATGACAACAGCATAGAATAATATTGCGTACCAATTTATTTTGGTTATTGTTATTTCTGTGCCTACTGGTAATATTACTTCAGATTTTGCCTCTATGTCTGCTTTTACTACATCAGCAGTATGAATGTCCGTATTTTCTGGAAGAATTACTTCTGTATTTTTAGGAAGCAATACTACTACAGGTTCTTTGATTATTTCTTGTTCTATTGGTTTTACTGTAGCAACTGTATCTTCTTTTAATTTTACTTCTGTCTGCGATTCTGAGTCTGTTTTCATCCAAGTGTTTTTAGGCAACTCTACAGTAGTTTCTTTCGCAACAACTGTTTCTGTTGGTTTATTAATAACATCTGGTGTTTGTTCAGTTAGGGGTGGAGTAGAGACTATTGTTTTGCATGAAGTTAGTAATAAAGCAATTAATATAAAGTATCTCATGTTTTGTTTCCTGCTGTTGCACTACCAAAATAGAAACCAACTATTGATAGTAAGATTTGTCTGTTCTCTTGTGTGAATAGGTAGCCAGATACTGACTGGAATATCGTTTCTTTGGTTTCGGGAATGAGTCCAAAAAGAATTTCTGGATTGGTTTGAACCACTTCAACTACAGTAGGTATACCGAAAAAGGGAAGAACAAATGGTGCTATTATTGTTCCAAAAAGAATAGCAAGAACTATGATTTGTCTTACTGCTTTTCCTGCATCTATCGGTACTCTTTTGACCGCTGCGTCTCTTCCTTTTTCTAATACAGAATTTAGTTCAAGTAATCTTTTGAAGTTTTCTTGCTCTGCTTGTCTTTTTTCAGCCATATAGCGAAAAATAAAACCAACAGCAGATCCACCAATAAGAGATAGTAATTCTAACGGCATGTTTACTCCTTAATTGAATAATACTGGATTTGGAGATGATCCGCCTTTTGGTTTCTTTCTCCTCATTAATATACTTCTAAGTTTCATCATATAAGGATGAACTGGAGGTTCTGTATCCGCAGTAGGCATTCCTGCTATTTGACCAGCACCAACGCTCATACCCTCTTCTGAGAAATCTAATTTTTTAGATCTGATTTTTTGTCTATAGGAAGAGGTAGAAACAATATCTTTACCTAGATGTTCTAGTTCTCCGCTATTTGCTAGTGCTCTAAGTCTTGAAT